GATACCACTCAACCGCAGAGGCAACACTATCCTGAGCCAATCCTAAAGTTTCGGCCTCAGAAAGACTAAACACTTTTTGAACTCGGTTGTTAGTTGCAAATCCTGATGGTAACGTATCATTGAAGAACAGTATACCGGAAATCTTATCCTTGTTGATTGGTCTACGGCCTAAGCCATCAGCCCCTACATTTATGGTTAATTTACTTAATCCAGACATTATACTTTTATCCTAAATGATTTCAGGTTGTTTTTCTCTGCGTGGTTTGCTCCCGAGCTAATATTTTCCGGTTCAAAAACATTTTTGTCTTGTGTGACAAGCAGGTTTTTACCGATTAATGCCGGGTATTCGCGCTTGATTAAATCTATTGCGTCCTGTTCAGATTCAATAGATTTAACCTCGCTAGAAACTGCCGCAAGGGTTTCCCCCTGCGTAGTTTCCGCTACGTCCCCTCCTTGCGTTGGGTCAGTGTCTTTTACTTTCTTACTCATCGATTAATCGATTTGAATACCTACTGATGTCGGCTTGTACGTTGTGCCATCATAGACAAATTCAATTGTTTTTGTCTTACTGATAACACCAGCCAATACAGGCGCGGTAAACCCAGTTCCAAAAGTCACAGCGCGAGCCGTGCCGTCAGAAAGGAATGTTCCGAACAACCTAGCCCCGGCTTTGATACCTTCGTTTATTGTAAGATTGACAGTTAGTGCCCCGGACATAACCGTAGGTGCTAGAAATGTCATTCTATCGGTGATAGTCACAGCTAAAGTTGCTGCGTATGTTGGTGTTTGCACATCGGCATTACCAAAAGGATATGAAATATCTGCCATGATTTCTTTAAGCGTTATTTTCGAATAAAAGAACAATACCTTTTTTGTCGTTTCTTGCCGCTGTTCCGCCGAACATTGCGAGGGCCGACATGATGTGGCCGTAGTACTCAGGTTTGTATTCTGATACATCGGCACGAACAGCGCCCATTGCTAAACGCACATAAGATGGCGAATAGAAGATAGCTGTATTCTGATCTGAAGTAGCTTCTGCCGCTCCTTCTGCTTTCAATGTATCGCCAGTGTCAAGCAAAAGAGCCTCACTTCTAACATACCAATCGAAACCAAAAGCGCGGGCCAAAACGCCTGCTGGTAAGCTTGAGCGACCAGCGCCAGACTTTTCAGCATCAGTAAATTGAGCAATCTTGATAAGGTCGGTTTTCATTGAGTAAGGAATTACAGCAACGCCGTTTAAGTCCTCATTTTCTGGCAACACGTCTGTTTTATGGAAGTATTGCTGAACGTTCGCGATGTCTGCAACAGCTACCGCATTACGGTTACCTGTCTGAACGCCATTTTTACTCTCTGCTACGCGTGCCGTTCCTGATGTCGGAACCTTAGCTGTTACGCCAGTTGCCCACTTCACAAGGATACGTTTTGCCATCTTTTCACGGATAGCTGCGATATGATCTTTAAGGATGTCGGCACGCTTGTTAAGACCGCCCATTTCCAAAAGAATTTCAATGTTTCTCAACAATGTCGGGTCGCTTGTAAGCTCTTCAATTGCATAGTTGTGCGGCGTGTCCGTACGTTGACCGATTGGGGCCGGTAAGACAACACGATCAACCGCAACGTTTGGCACTGGGCCAGCGTTTTGAAGTTCAACCGTAGAGTTGTTTACTTTATCATCGTCGCGTTTTGCGCGAGTCATGAATCCAGTAGAGGGGAAAAGATTAGGTATGATTTCGTTTGTGAAATACCTGGTTAATAGTTCTGCTGCCATGTCTCAGTTAGGTTACTTAGTTTCGTTTGATGCTTTCTTTGATTCGATATATTCATCTGAAAGCTTGTTGAAAAGTTCAGGCTCTTCTTTAAGCATTCTATTCAACTCGTCAGGCGCATTGTTCGCTAACCATTCGTAGGTTTTGCCCTTGCTTGCCCCTTTAGCCTCAATATCAATGATGGCAGAAGCGGCTACGGTTTTTTGTGCCTTCATGCTTTTAATCATAAGATCAGAAGCGTCGTAGTTCACTACTGCACTTGCGATAAGCGTTGCTTTGCCTTCAGCGGTAAGGTTTATAAGCTTACCATCAGCAATACCTTTTTCGATAAGGTCAGTTGCTTTTTTGGTAGCATCCTGAGCGCCTTTTTCAGCTTTTAGCGTTGCGATCTCAGCTTCTAGGGCTGATACTTTTGCATCTACAGAAGCTTTCTGAGCTTTCAGTGTATCATTTTCGGCTTTCATTTGAACCGCCGAAACAAGGTTCTCGGTTTCGGTTTTGCCACCGAAAAGTTTTGCTAGAATTTCCATTTCTTCGTTATTTGTTTCTTGTTCTTCGATAAGACTATTATAGTACTCGTAAGCTTCTACATCACTAAGCCCGGATGCATTACCATACGAGCCAGTTGGTACAATTTCATCGATCATTCCTTTGTCAAGCATCTCTTTTGCATTGAAGAAATAATCTTTGCCTGAATCAATCATATCATTGATTTCGGCTTCAGTAAATTTTGTATGATTTGTAAGGATGGTGCGGAATTGATCCTTTACTAGTTCTGTGTGAAAATGCTGCTTACCGTCTGCGGTGCGTGGCGCGTGAATCATTGCGCGGGTGTGCGGGTATGCTGTGCGTTTTGATCCAACTATTAAACAAATGCCTCCCATTGAGTACGCAAAGCCTACGTTTTCGGTCTTTGCTTTTGTCTCAATAATGGAATCTACCATATCCCAACCCTGACCAACACTGCCTCCAAGGGTATTAATTTTTACAGTTACGTCATTACCTTGAGACTTTTGTGAGTACATCTCGTCGGCGAAATCAGGCCCATAAATTGCGTTTTCTTCCTTGGATGGACGCCCAATAGGCTTATTCAACAGCATAAACGCCGTTTTTCCTATTACTTTATTGGTGTACTTACTTTTGGTAATTGTTTCCAATTTTGGGCTAATTGTGTATAACACAGGAAAAGTATACACAAAATGGGAAGTTTCCAACAATGGGACAATATTTCTACAAATTTATTTTTATGAGAAAAAGCACTCATGTAAGAAAGTGACACAAAACGTCACTTTTATTGACTATGGAATGCCGTGCTTTGAAGTATGAAAATAGATAAAGTGGAAATAAGGATTGTTGACAAGGCTTCAAGTATCCTAAAAAACATTAATGATAAATTAAAGGACAAACCGGTAATTATCGCCAAGGGCAAATTAGTGGCATCGGGTAGACCTTTTCAGTACATACTGCACAATGGTAAAAAGAAGTTTCTTTGGGGTGATAACTGTATTAAGGTCGCCTTACTTTTATTTATGTCGCTTACTTCATGTAGTGATTTTATTGATGATGACTACAGACGTGTTGACCCTGCGCTAGAAACTTACATTCAAGTGTTCAAAGTTGAGGCCAAAACAAGAGGTATTATTGTGGATGATTCAAGACTAAAGCTATACTTTGGTAAAACTAAAAATGGTATTGCTGCCACCACCGACCATAGCTTAAACTCCATTACCGTTGATTCAACTACAGTAAATTGGAGAGTAAACCCGGAGGAAGTAATCTATCATGAATTTGGGCATCTTCTTTTACACAGAGATCATACAGATTTTACACTTACCGATACGGTTGGTAATGTTGTTCCGGGTTCTATAATGTCAACAAAAGCAAGCGTAAAATACACGAAACTTCCTACACGTAGACAGTATTACATTGACGAGCTTTTTAACCCAAAAACACCAAAACCGCTATGGGCTAATTAAGGTAAATAAGTTATTAATATGTATCCCCTATTATAGCTTGTCATATTATAATTAGTGGAATCAAATTCAGCGCCGTTAGTTCTTTGAAGTGTTAAACTTCCTGGCGAATCAGTCCCATTTACTGTAAACTCTCCAGCTCCTTCATTTAAAAGGCTTGATCCATTTAATGCCACTATCCCAGCATCAGAGTCCGCAACAATTGTCACTGTAATCCAGTGTTTTTTAAGGTGTAAATCAACTATACCTGCCGAACTCAGTGTTGCTGCGCTTATTGTTTTAGTTGCATCAGTATCCATGTCCCAATCGCCAATATCAATATAGTCTGTTACTAAACCATTTGGATTTTGTGCACTTCTTAATGCTATTTCTGTATTAAGGTCTTGATTTAACGCCGGTCTCCATCTTCTCGCGTCCAAACTTGTTAAAGAAGAAATAGTAATATATTGACCAGTGCCAGGGGCAGAAGAAACTAACTCTGCTTTGCTGTCAATAGTGACTACATGACTTGTTGTGTCGGCGAATGTTCTTGTGCTATTTACTACTGCGGCAGGGGCAATGTATTTTGTGAATGCTTGATTTGTTGCAGCAGGAATTCTCATGAATTCTCCGTTAATGTAAACTACACCAGATGTCATATCAAAATTACCACCGTTAGCTGTTGTTACGCATCCCTGCACAACAATGCCCTGCGTATCCGAATTAAACTGAGACATTAAAGCCTCTACCGCTGCCCAAATCTCATAATTAAAAACCTCTCTTAGGTCATTCTTATAAATTGGAGCACCGCCTAAATCTGTTGCTGTGGATAATTTTTTCATGTCAATAAATTTCTGTTATAAATGTTGGCCCGGCTAATTTGTAAAGACGGGTATATGCTTTTATTCGTCGCTCAACTTCAGAGGTCCATATTCCTGATGGAATAAGCGCCTTGAAATCGTAATTAATGACCCCTAACTCTGAACTTTCAAAGAAGTAAACCGGATCGTTTTCGATCACCTCACTAAAATAAACCGGCTGTAATTCTGATGCCTCAAAAAAGTACAGGTTCGTTCCGATATCTTGGTTTGTTTCAATGATAATGTAAGGCGGTGAGGTAATACCAAATAAATCGTTCAGCGCTGCCTGAAGCACAATTTTTCTACCGTTCCACTTTGCATGTTTTATTTGCTCAGATTCAAAGTCTACCATTGAATCCCCGTTTGTTTGCAGGGCTTCAGTAAGGCCAGATAAAAAGTCCTTTAGTTGTGTGCCGGTCTTGGTTATTAAAATATCCTTCATTCCAGTGTCAAAGATACTTTGTTAATGATAATTGTAGGAAAATCAGTTACAATAATTAACGGCCTTTGGAAAATATCCGATTCCAATTGCTCACGAATTGCCCGTTGTAATACCTGTGGCGACTGTGTGCCTTGTAGGTATTTCCATAAGCTAACCCCAATTAACGGAAACTCTTTCCAGTGTCCGGGCGATGAAATCAAAATAAACTGGATGTATAGGTTATCAGCCTCGCCAGGTTTAAAATCATCCACCAACAAAACGAAATCAGCATCCCGCAAAACTGGAGGTAGTAGTTTCTCACATTGTAATGACCATGTAGCATCAAATAAACTCATACCGTTTCTTCTGCCATTGTTAAAGTATCATCAAGGGTGTTTGCTGCGGTGTCTTCACTGATCAGGTAACCCGCAACAGTTGAATAATAGCCTTGTAAATCAATATCCGTGGCGCTCCCTAAAACAACTGTTTCGGCGCGTGCTTTAATGTCTTCCAACACTACACGCGAAACGCCTGGCACTGCCTGGATTGCGTCGATCAATTTTATCATGAACACAGTTCCATCAAAAGCCACGGTTGAGAAATTCGCGAAGAAATTATCTATAGCCACAATCACCGCCGCTTTTACATCAGCCTCAATGTATTGCCCGAAGAAATAAACCGTGGCCTGTACGCGCATGCGATCAGCCTCAAGGTTTATAAATGTCGTTCTAACACCAGCAAACCCGATCCCTTCAGTAGTGGCTGTTCCAAAGTAGTAATCTTTTAGCGCGGCTAGTTCTGGACCAGATAAAGCCGATAATGACGGGCTTGTTCCTTTTGCTACCTTGATGGCAAGAACGCCTGAAGCAAGCTCCTTAACCGATGCCCTGGTAATTATTCGAGCCGATTCGTCAACTGGGCTATACGTTGGCACAAAATCAACCAATGTCACAACATCGCCATATTGAAAATTCAGTATTTGCCTTTGAACCCATTTTGCATTTCCTGACGGTGCGCGGTCGGCTATTTCCTGGACTGCTGATTTAAACACGTCAAGCATTGCTTCGAATGTGAACATTGCCGCCGAAACAACGTAAATAATGACGTTAAACACCCCGACACTTGATCCCCCATCTTCAGGGAATAGGTATGTATCAAGACTTGGATAGGTCCTGATTTTAACTTTCATTGCGCTCTGTATTTCTTCGAGTGTTCGTGCCATTTATATTTCGTCTTCTATTGTTGCTGTTGCTGATATTGTCACCGGGTCGCTTATTACATCTGTTCTGCGTTGGTAGGCTACTATCGATCTATACCTTGTTCTGTAGTCAATATATGGGGATTCAACGTTGTCGTGGTCTTCGTCGAACTCTGTGGTAATTTCCTGGAACGTGGTAAAATACAACTCGCTTACAGTTGTCGGTGCCATTGCCTGGATAAAGCTTTTAAATGTATCCGCAAAGTCGAATGTATCAAGGCGCTCAAATTTGTAAGCCTCTATTCCGAACCGAAAACGGACCGTCAAAATATAGTCAACAATGCCCATTGCCCTGTTATCTGTCTGCTCAACTATAAATTCAACAAAGCAAGCCGGATAGGCAAAAGCCTTTTCATCCCGGTAACCTTTGGCCCGTGTTGTCTTATCGTCCTTCCCGTTAGAGTGCAAAAACTGATTATTCCACATCCGAACGGTTTTAATCGTTGGAATATTGGTGTTAACCCGCGCCTTTATGTATGTAAAAAGAGCCTTCACACAATACGTTTTAAGGTTCCAATTATAACTAACCCATTCTTTTTCTCAAGCGTTTTCGAGTTGCCAATCATTTTTCTTTGTGGCAACCGGCTTGTTCCTTCGTTATGATAAGCGGCATAAGGAACATTCGAACCAACAAGGCGACTATTTAATGATCTACCTAAAACGGTAATACTGCCACGAAGGCGCCCAGTCTTCACAAGTGGTTGCCGTCCGTCGCTGTTTTTAATTGGCGCCCAGGGCCTCAGTGTAACGTCCACAAATCCTTTCGAATCAAAGTTTGTTACCTTGAAATGATTAACAGCATTGTTTGCCATACGATCCAACATTTGCGGAACCGCTGCCTTAAACTTTGCTGCCTTGCGTAGGAATTGGAATTTGCTCATTTGAATAAATCCGTACCGTCTGGATATTTAGGTTTTAGTTCTTCTAGTTCCTTTATTTCATCTTCGGTAAATCCGCCGCCGTGACCATCACCAGTATTGCAATCTTCTATAAAGTCGCAACCCTCGCAATCATCCACATGCTGGATATACTTTTTTAACAACTCTTTATAATCAATCATTTGTAGCCTTTTTTAATCTTTTTCATTAACTCAACAAACAACGGGTATTCTTCATGCGGGTGTAAAACGTTAGCCGCTGCAATGTCAACGGCTTTAATATTTTGAACCAATAGCCTTTTAAATAGGCGTGTTGGTGTGTTCTGGCGTTCTACGTATTTCCTTAATCTTCCCATTAGTCAGGTAAACCAAAATTTATCTTCTTTAAATATCCATCACCATAAGCAACCTTAAAATATGGATGCGTTGCCGGGTCAAATACTAATCCGTCCTTACCTGGGTTCATTCTAAACTCAGGAGGAAACTTCTTTTCGTCGTTCAGGTCTGAAAGATCACGGTTTTTCAAGTCCGTAACATCATATTCTTCATGCTGAATCACAAAACAACGACAATTCCACCCGTTTTTAGGCAAGTAAGTATTCCAAAATGGATCTTTTACCGGCCTTCTTATCCCATCTAAAACCGCGTGTTCGTCTCTCACATGGCTATCTCTTTGCGTTCTGTATTCCAAAACCGGGAAAGTTTCCCGTTCTTGTACCGCTTTTACCCACTGCCTGGCGTTCTGCCCTTGTCCTATCGCGGTGCTGTATTCAGTTTTTAGGTAGTTCTTATTGTAGTCGTCAAACACTTCATTCGCCAACTCCTTGAACTGCTTAAATGTCGATCGCTCCCCATCAATAGTGATAAAATCGCTCATCCTCCTGACTTGCT